CCCAAATCGACGACAATGCCCTGATCGTGACCAATGCACGCCACTACGAAGCCCTCACCCGCGCCCGCGCCGCCATCGAGCGCAGCATCCAGGGCCTGAGCGACGGCCTGAGCGGCGACCTCGTGAGCCAGGACATACGCGAGTGCATGTACTACCTGGGCCAAATCACCGGTGAAATCACCACCGACGACATCCTGGGCGAAATCTTCTCCCACTTCTGCATTGGAAAGTGAACGCGTGCAAGCGCATAATATAATAACAGCATATTAGCGACATGCAAGCGACAGAAAAACAGCTATAATACCAAAATTAAATTTCGGCGTTATCTGCTATCTATATGCTAATATTGTGTTACTTTTGTGGTACTGTTTTGTGACTTGACGCTTTTTGAGTAACAAAAGTAACAAACAGTATGTGATTAACAACGCAACTATGAGAAAGAAAGCAAAGCCAAAAGAGCCGATACGACTGCGACAGCGCACGCTCGCAAACGGCAACATCTCGCTCTTTCTTGACATGTATCGTGACGGCAAACGAAGCTATGAGTTTCTGAAGCTCTATCTTGTGCCGGAGCGCACTCGTGAAGACAAAGAGCAGAACAGACAGACGATGCAGCTTGCGCAGTCAATCAAAGCGCAGCGCATCGTCGAGATGCAGAATGGCGAGTTCGGCTTCAAGTCGAAATTCGCAGAAGACACACTCTTTTTTGAGTTCTATCGTGCTATGTGCGAAGCACGTCACGGCGAAGAGAGCAATGGTAATTGGGGTAATTGGTACTCTGCTCTGAAACACTTGCAACGCTATGAGCACAACGAGCGCATCACGTTTGCAGAGATTACACCGCAATGGGTGCAGGGTTTCAAAGACTATCTCGAAGATGCAGCCTACACGAATGACGGTCACTATAATGAAGACGGCATCGTGCGCAAGCTATCTCGCAACAGCAAAGTGTCTTACTTCAACAAGCTGCGAGCGTGTCTCAATGAAGCATTCGAGAAACGCATCATCGCTTACAACCCGATGCGTGGCATTGAGGGTTTCAAAGCCGAAGAGGGAACAAGAATGTATCTCACCATTGACGAAGTGCGCAAGCTCGCACAGACACCATGTCGCAGCGAGGAAGTAAAAACTGCGTTCTTATTCTCGTGCTTGACCGGCTTGCGTCGCAGCGACATTGCCAAACTCACATGGGGCGAGGTGCATCAGCAAGGCGAGTTCACACGCATCATCTTTCGTCAGAAGAAGACCGGCGGTCAAGAGTATCTCGACATCACAAAGCAAGCTGCTGCGCTCATGGGCGAGCGTGGCGCAGACGATGAGCGAGTGTTCAAGTGGTTCAACTCACCCGGCTCGACGAATGACATCATTCGTGTGTGGGTGGCAAATGCCGGCATCAACAAAGACATCACTTTTCACTGTGGGCGACACACATTCGCTACTATGATGCTCGACCTGGGCGCAGACATCTACACAGTGAGCAAGCTGCTCGGTCATGCAGACATCAGCACGACGCAGATTTATGCGAAAGTGCTTGACAAGAAAAAGCAAGCAGCGGTCGCAGCCATTCCCGACGTGTTCGGCACGACTGAAACACAAAACGAGACAGAACAGACAAAGTGAGAGAACATATTGCTGCACGCATAAAAAACGGCAACATTTGCGCATAAAATATTCCAAAAAATGTCAACAAAGTACTGAAAAATATTCCTATTGCATAAAGAGCGCAGCGAGAAATCAATCAATCTCGCTGCGCTTTTCTTGTTGTGGAGGAAATTAACTCCCCTCACAATAGCATTTTGCTCACGTCACATTTGCGGTGAGCAAATTTCAAGTGTCTGTATCTTATAATCTTACGCTATCATAAAAATCTATGACAGTTGCAGAAGTCGCAACAGTCATTTGCCGAACATTGAGCCACGACCAGTGAGCAACCAATCTGCATTGACACCGCAATCACGCACGAGCGGCACACACCAGCCAATTTCAAAGAAGCCTTTGTTCATGTTCTTGCGCTGCACATACAAGTGCGGCATGTCAATGTCATTATCCCTACAGTATTGCGACACGCTTGCAATGCGGTGTGTGTTCTTGCACTCTTGCAACACGGTGAAGAAGCGTGTCATCACTTGTATCGTGTCGATAGAGTAATTGCGTGTCTTGCTCATTGGTTCAAGATTTCAGTGCGCAACCACAATACATCGTCGTAGAGCGACGCAATCTCATCGGTCGAGAGATTGTTCACTTTGCGCCGGTCAAGCTCGCAGGCGAGCTGTTTCTGTGCGTCTGTGAGCCTCTCTGCGCTCACGTCACGGTATGTGAGCGCATCTTTCATCAAGTTGATGACCTTGCGAGAATACTCAATCAATTTGAAATCAATCTGCGGTCGTAGTTCGGAATGCTCTCTATAAAACTGCTCTATCTTCATTTCGTCGAAGATAGTGTCACGCACTTCGGCTTCAGTCTCACCTTTGATGCGACATCTGCGCAGAGTGCGCCAAACATCTAACGGCACACCGGCTGTCGCATACTTGCTCATAAAGTCTGCGATGTTTACTTTTACTGTCTTCATAGTGCTCACTCGCTTTCGTTGTCACTTGACGCATAGTCATACTCATCGAGCTTGCGCTTTGCATAGTCTGCGACAGCAGCAAGAGCACGGCTTGCAAATGCAAAAAAGAACATCAACGTTCCGGCTGGCAACAATGCAGCAAGAACAACAACGGCTTGAGTGCGTTCGCTGTTGCTTCCAAGAATGAACTGTAACATAAAGAAGATGAAGATGAGTGCAGCAATACAGCCGATGACAATGAACACGAGTGCAACTGCACGCAGGCCTTTTGCGCCATTTTTTTCGTAGTTTGATAACATAGTAGATTAGTTTAGTTGTTTGTTTTTTTATCGGATATTTTCTCAAGTACGGAAATCAATCTGTCAATTTGCTCATCTCTCTTGTGAATGAGTTGCAGGTGTTTGTCCGTTTGCTGCTGTTGCTTTTCAAGCAATGAGATGAGTCGCGATGTTTCGCCACTCACATTGACGTTGCTTCCTTTGCCAGCGGCAACACTTATACCGTTGTCACTTGATGACGACGAAATTGTTTCGCCGACGTTACTGTCGATGAGCTGAAGCAAACGCAATGCACTTTCGGGTACAGTTTTGCCCATTTCCCAGTTTTGTACTGTACGTAGTGTAACACCACATCGTTCAGCGAGTTCTTTCTGCGTCATTCCATGAGCTTCACGAAATTTTTTTATGTCTGCCAAGTAACTCATAATTATAATTTTAGATGTTAATCGTGAGATATTAAAAAAAACTATACGAAAAAATTACGTAGAAAATTTGCCATTACGAAACTATTTCGTAATTTTGTGGCGCAATAGCAAATTTACTATTGCCGCAACACGCAAAAGGTTGCGAGCAAAAATAATTATTTAGTACGCAACAAGCAAATTTTATCAACTATTAATGATATGAGAGCGCAGAAAAAAACATTCAAAGACATCTACTTGGAGCGTAAGCAGCTGCCTACGCACGCAGAAATGTTCGTTACAGAAGTCGCAGAGTTGACACATCGCTCGACTAACACTGTAAAGATGTGGCTGCTCGGCCGACAGGTGCCCGACGAACTGACGCAGAGCGTCATCGCAAAAAAGTATAATGTAGATATTAACAGTCTCTTTCCAGTCAATGAGGCAAAAGTCGCAACAGTATGAAAGCATTACTAACTAATTGGCGCAGCTATGTGCTGGCAGTCATCGCAATGGCAGGTATCGCACTTGTGTTCAGTGAGACGACTGAAGATGAAAACTTCCTGCTCAACTTCTTGTGGAGCAAGGCACTCGGAGTGGCATGCTTATATGTGTGTTACAAGCTCTCAAGCTACTGGGAGCGTCGCAACAAAATCGATTACTCAACACTATCAAACATTGATGACGCATGGGAGTAGAAGAACGACTTGAACGCATCGAGCGACTTATGCTTATCAGCTCAAAGTCAGTTCTCGACACAGCAGAAGTCGCTCTGTTGCTCGGCATCAGCGAGAGCCGGGTGCGCCACTTGACAGCAGCTCGTGACATTCCGCACTACAAGCAGGGCAAGTCAGTGTACTTCAAGAAGTCAGAGATTGAGCAGTGGCAACTTGCTCAACGCATACCGACAAACGATGAGATTAGAAGCAAAGCAGTGACACACGTCGCTAAATCAAGACTAACAGTTTAACTAACTAATAACAACGCAATGAAGACGATTAAAATCAAATCAATGCATTTCGTAAATTTCAAGGGACTGCGTGAATTTGCGATAGAGTTCGACGAGAACGTAACGAGAGTGCTTGGTCGCAACGGCAGCGGCAAGACAACTATCTTTGACGGCTTCACTTGGCTGCTCTTTGGCAAAGACAGTGAAGACCGCAAGGACTTCAACATCAAGACGCTCGACGAGAACGGTGTCGCTATACCACAGCTACCGCACGAAGTGAGCGCAGTCATCAATGTTGACGGCAACGACATCACGCTGCGTCGTGTCTATGTCGAAAAGTGGGTTAAGCGTCGTGGTGCTGTGAGCGCAGAGTTCACCGGTCACACTGAAGAACGCTACTACAACGATGTGCCATGCACAATGAAAGAGTATAACGAGAAAATTGCAGAGCTGTGCAGTGAGCAAGTGTTCAAGTTCATCACAAACCCTACGTATTTCTCACGTCAGAAAACAGACGTGCAGCGTGCGATGCTCATTCGTATGGCAGGCGGTATCAGTGATGCAGACATTGCAGCAGGCAACGACGATTTTACTGCACTTCTCGCACAGCTCACCGGCAAAACCCTCGATGAGTACAAGCGCGAAGTCGCATCAAAGCGCAGCAAGCTCAAAGCAGAGATTGAGACGTTGCCCGACCGCATAGATGAGCGCAAGCGTGACGTTCCCGAAGCTGAAGATTGGTCTGCTATCGAGAGCGAGATAGCTAAGCTCGCGAGAGATAAAAGCGAGATTGACGCAGAGATTGCAGATGCTGCTGTCGCTATGCGCAAAGCAAGTGATGCTCGCATGGCTATCGTCGCAGAGCTTAACGATGTGCGCTCACAGAAAATGCGACGTGAATATGAAGTCAAAGAGGTTGCTCTCGCAGCATGGCGCAAGCGCAAGAGCGACAAGCAAGCACTGCTCGCAAGTATCGACAACGACAGCAGAGAGATTACTCGCTTGCAGCAACAACAAAGCAGCAATGCCAACACGCTGCACAGACTGCTGAACGAGCGTGAGCAGCTTGTCGCAGAGTATCGTGCAATCAAAGCAGAGACGCTCGAAATCAGCGAGAGCGAGTTTGTCTGCCCGACTTGTCACCGTCGCTACGAGATTGATGAGATTGAGAGCAAGCAGCAAGAGATTACTGAAGCGTTCAACAGCCGCCGTGCAAAGCGTCTCGAAGAGAACAAGCGCAAAGGTCTCGCAGTACGCTCACAGATTGACACGCTCAATGAGCAGCAGCAGATGATTGAAGACAAAATCACACAACTGCAAGCTGCTATCGTCAAGAGCAAGCAGCAGCCACTCTACACAGAGAGTTTCGATGTTGAGCCGGACACGCACGACGCAATAGCGAGCGATAGCGAGTACATTGCTTTGTGCGAGCGTGAGACATCGCTGCAAGAGCAGAGCAACAGTGCGTTGCAAGAGCAGAGCAACAGCTCGCTGCAAGAGCAGAGCAACATGCTTGCAGGCAAGATTACAGAGCTGCGCGTGCGTCTGTCGAAGCGTGACATCATTGAGCGCAACAATGCTCGCATTGCAGAGCTCGAAGAGCAATTAAGAACACAGAATGCAGAGCTTGCTCGCTTGGAAGGCATCGAGTACACGATTGCGCAATTCTCGAAAGCGCGTATCAACGCAGTTGAGCAGCGCATCAACTCTATGTTCAAGATTGTGCGCTTCAAGATGTTCGCCAAGCAAATAAACGGCGGCGAAGTCGAGACGTGCGAAGCAACGGTCAACGGTGTGCCGTACAACAGTCTCAATCATGCCGGCAAAATTCTCGCCGGACTTGACATCATCAATGCAATTTCTCGCTTTGAACAAATCGAGGCACCGTGTTTTTTGGATAACGCGGAAGCAATTAATGATGTGCCGGCGATGAGTTGCCAAATGATTTTGCTTACAGTAACCACCGATGAAAAGATTATCGTTAAATGAGAGAGATTTGGAAGGACATACAAGGTTACGAGATGCTCTATCAAGTGAGTAATCAAGGCAGAGTTCGCTCGCTTGATAGAGTCGTGTCTTGTAAAAACGGAAAACTCAATCCACACTCAAAAAGAGTGTTGCAATTAGACCTCAACGGCAACAGAATAACAAGTTATGACAGCATTCGAGAAGCAGCTGTCGCTACAAACAGCAACGCTTCTTCAATTACAAGCGTGTGTCGTGGCAGACTAATTCAAACAAATGGCTACAAGTGGCAATATCAATAATTAACTAACTTTAAAATCAACAGATTATGCAACAGCAAAACAAACCAACGACGCAACAGCAGACAGCTTTCGCAAAGCAGTCTCGACCGGTTGACATTTTGAAGTCTATGCTCAAAGCCGACAGCGTGCAAGAGCAGTTTACAAATGCTCTCGGCAAGCACCGTGACGCATTCATAGCAAGCGTGATTGACTTGTACACGAGCGACAAGCAGTTGCAGACTTGCAAGCCGCAAGACATCATCGCACAAGCACTGAAAGCAGCATCGATGCAGCTGCCAATAAACAAAGCTCTCGGCTTCGCTTACATCGTCGTTTACAACAACAGCGTGAAAGTGCAAGATGAGCATGGTCGTGACAAGTGGGTTAAAGTGCCGACACCGACATTCATTCCCGGTTACAAGGGTTACATTCAACTCGCAATGCGCACCGGTCAATATCGCTACATCAACGCAGATTTCGTCTATGAGGGCGAACTGCGACAAATCAACCGTCTGACCGGCGAAGTCGCACTCGACGGCGAGCGCAAGAGCGACAAGATAGTCGGTTATTTCGGCTATATCGAGCTGCTCAACGGCTTCAGCAAGACGCTCTACATGAGTGTTGATGATATGGCGAAGTACGCAAAGCGTTACGCGCCGTCGCTTGGCAAAGCGACTGTCGAAGCACTCATCAAGCTCGCTAACACAGAGCAGAGCGGCAAGCAGGTGGGTTGGCTCGGCAACTTTAACGACATGGCATTAAAGACTGTCACACGTCGCTTACTCTCGAAGTACGGCTATCTCTCTGTTGAGATGCAGGGCGCAGTCGCCGATGACATCGCAGTCAACGAGCAGCGCAACGACTTGCTTGCAGAGAATGCTAACAGCGTCGAGTTCAACGCTAACGAAGTCGAGTTTGAGGAAATAGTTGACAAAGAGACCGGCGAAGTCGTGCAACAGCAAGCAGCAGCGCAGCCGACACAGAGCGAGAGCGCAGCGAGCGAGAGTGCAACAGACGATGACCCCGGCTATTAAAACGCACAGACAATGAAACTCACGGTTCTTGGGTCATCATCGCACGGCAACTGCTATCTCTTTGAGAGCAGTGACAGCGTGCTTGTGCTTGAAGCCGGTGTGCCGATGCAGCAAGTGAAACGAGCTTTGCATTGGGACATCACGAAGATAGCAGCTTGCATCGTGACGCACCGCCACAAAGACCATGCCGGCTATGTGCGAGAGTTCTTGAAATGCGGCATTCGTGTGCTTGCACTCGATGACGTGTTCAACGCTCTTGACATCAAGAAACGTGTGTTCTGCAAGTCTATTGAACCGCAGCACGGCTACGTCGTTGGCGATTGGAAAATCATCGCTCTGCGTGTCGTTCACGACGTGCCGTGTGTCGGTTTCATCATCGAGCATCGTGAAATGGGCAAAACGCTCTTTATCACCGACACGATGATGTTAGAGTATCGTATCGCCGGCATACGTCACTTTATGCTCGAATGCAACTACGCAGATGACATCTTGCAAGACAACATCGACGCAGGTATTGAGCAACCGTCAAAGCGTGGTCGCTTGCTCGAAACGCACATGGAGCTTGAAACGACAAAGCAGATACTGCGAGACAACGACACGAGCAATCTTGATGATGTCATTCTCGTACATCTGTCTGACAACAACAGTGACGCTGCACGCTTCGAGCGTGAAGTGCGTGCTGTGGCCGGTGTGCCTACCTATATCGCAGACGCAGGTCGTGTGTTCACACTATCTAACAACTGACAGCGATGATACTTATATCTAACAACGTACTGTCAACGCTCGTGCGATGCTTGCCGCTCGTTCTCGACAACGTAGTGAGCAACAATCTGCGAGTTATAAACGCAGTGCGACAACTAAAAATCATTCACAAAAAACTTGAAAAGATTAACGATGAACAAAAATTTAGAAATTAGGCGTGAGCATGCTATGGCAGCTTACGCCAACACAGATGCTCGCGGACGCGAGCTTTTAGAGAATTTATTCGGAAAAGACATATTCGTTAAGAAAGACATCACAGAGCGTGTCATGACGTTTGAAGAAGCGTATGACGCGCTCGGTGAAGACCACACGCTTGTGCGTCAATACAATCTGTATATGCAGCAGATGCACGGCAACGAAGACGATATGCGCGACCTGACAGCATACATGAAGTTGCGCATCGTCACTGAAGCACTGAACGAAGATTGGCACCCGACATTCAGTGACGAAGAGGTGCGCTATTATCCCTGGTTCGTGCTTTACACTGAAGAAGAATACGAAAATCTTGACGAAGATGACAAAGCAAGATGCTGCCGTGTCGTTGGTCGCTCGAGTAGCAGCGCGTACGCGCATGGCGGTCTCGTCTGTGCGGACGCGAGCTACGCATCATCGAACTCGTTCTCGAGTTACGGCTCTCGGCTCGCCTTCAAGACACGCGAATTGGCGTTGCACGCCGGAAAACAATTCATCGAGCTGTATGCGGACTTCGTGTTTCCCGTAAAAGCGTAAAGCAAAGCGAGATGCAAGGCTATATAAGCATACATCGAAAAATAAAAGAATGGCGACACTACAAAGAGCCGGCTGTCAAAGCTGTGTTTCTCGACTTGTTGCTCGATGCTGCGCATATAGCGACAGTTCAAAGCGGTGTGCGTCTCGCAGTCGGTGAGTGTATCTCATCGACACGCACACTCGCTGCGAACAACGGTCTTGCAGCTCATACAGTAACAAAAGTTCTTAATCTGCTAATTGAGAGCGGTGAGATAGCTCGACGACGTGTCGGCAACACGACTATCTTCAAAATTCTCAAATATGCAGACTATCAAGGCAAAAGCAACAAGAGTGTGGCAAATGGTAATACACCTAAATCAAGTGTAGCAAAATGTGATACACCACCTATGCAGGTGTGGCAAAATGTTGCACACGATGATAGTGAGGGTGTGGCAAATGAGAATACACCGGTGTGTCAAAATGTTATACACAGTGTAGCAAAATGTGATACACCACCACATTATAATTTAACAATAAAAGAATGTAACAATAAGCTCGGCGAGATGCGCACGCACGCGCAAGAGAGAATTGATAATTTGAGACTTCAAGTTTTAGACGGCTGGAGCGTCGAGCAAGCGTGCTACACAAATCACATCGACAAAGAGCAGTATGCACAGCTTGCAGAAGAAATCTTCAGTGATTGGCTCTTCTCGCTCGATGAGTGCAAGCCGGAGCAGCCGCAGCTTGACGAAATCAACAAGAAGCATTTTCTCGCTGTGCTGCGCATCAAAGCAGAGATATTAAACAGACAAATCAACGATGAGAACAATCGAACCGACAGCACGTCTCGACGTAGAGGCTCTGACACAACAGCTACTCGGACGCAAGATTACGAGACAGATTTTTAAGTTCCCGACAACCGAAGAACAAGCGTCTGCATTGCTGACAGCAGCTTATCGCAGCGAAGTGGCTTATCGTGGTCGCAACTACGTCGAGAGCGACAACATCAAGCAGATGATTGCACGTCTCGCAGCATTCATGACATCGCGCGACAGCAGCAAGTTCGGAGTGCTTATGTGTGGCACTTACGGCAACGGCAAGACTACGCTGCTCTATGCGCTGCGCAGCGTCGTGTCTTATCTCGCAGACTGCAATTATGTAGAGCGACAGAAACTAATCGTCTACGACGCTCGCAAGCTCGCAAAGATTTACAAAGACCGTGACCCCGAAAAGTTTGAAGATGTGTGTCGTGAGAAACTGCTTGCAATCGAAGATATGGGCAAAGAGCCGACAGAAGAACTCAACTACGGCTCTGTAATATCTCCTATCACAGAGCTGCTCGAAGCACGCTACGATGCGCAGCGTTTCACGACAATCACGACCAATCTAACACCGAAGGAAATTCGTGAGAAATACGGCAACCGCATCGCAGACCGCTTCAACGAGATGATGTGCGTGTTGAATTTCGGCGCAGCAGAGACGTTCAGAAAAACGCAAGGTTCAAAATAAGCTCGCTACAGCGCGCAAATTCATGAGACGATAAATTACACGTTTTCGAGATTTGCATGCAAGAAAGAGCGCGAAAACAGCATTAAAGTCAATTTTAACAACATTACAGCAATGAGCAAAATCATATACAAAGGACTTGTTGAGCAAAATCGTTTATACGAAGAGCAGAAAAAGCTCAACACACAGATTGATGTATTTCGACGCAGCGGCCTCGATGACGCTGCGAAGCGACTGCTGCCGGAGTACAACAAAATCGTCAGCGAAATCAAGCGACTTGACAGTGTAGTCGAGCAGCAGCGTCGCAACACGTCACACGCATTGCTCGTGTGCTTCGTCATCGCAGACTTGGCTACGCTCGCAGCAGACCAGTTCGAAGATGTGTGCAAGCGAGAGTGCGTTGGTCTTACATCAGCCGACGACGAGTTTGTCAAGATGATGCGCTTTCACGCAGATACAAGCGCAAAGCGATGGAACGAGCTTGTGTGCATTCTTGATGAGGGCGGCAACGAGCGTCTCTCGATGTTCTACGCTGACTTCAGCGAACAAATCACAGACACATTGTTGCCGGCTGTCAACGCTGCTGTGCGCGAAGTGATGAATACTGGCAAAGGTCGCAAGATGCTATGAGCGCAATCAGTGAGACATACAACTGCGACTGCTACGAGTATATGCGCACGTTGCCCGACAAGTACTTTGACTTGTGCATCGCCGACCCACCGTATGGCATCGCAGCAGATGCACGACAGCAGAACCGTGCCGGCAAGCAACACGGCAACGCTGCTGCTGCGTCTCGTGACTATGGCACGGTGCAGTCGTGGGACTTGCAAGCACCGGCACAAGAAGTCTTTGATGAGATATTTCGTGTGTCACGTCATCAAGTCATTTTCGGCGCAAATCACTTCATCTCACGAATGCCATACGACGCAAGTTGTTGGCTCGTGTGGGACAAAGACAACGGCAATAACGGCTACGCAGATTGCGAGCTTGCTTGGACTTCGTTCCCGACAGCAGTACGCAAGTATCGCTACACTTGGCACGGCATGATACAAGAAGACATGAAGCACAAAGAGCAGCGCATTCACCCGACGCAAAAGCCGGTTGCGCTATATCGTTGGATTATAGAAACTTACCTACCGAAAATTGGGGGGGGTAAAATATTCGACACATTTCTAGGCAGCGGCTCATCACGTCTCGCAGCATACAGTCTCGACGTTGACTTCTACGGCTGCGAGCTTGATACGAGATATTACGAGATGCAACAAGAACGCTTCGAGCGTGAGTGTCTCAACATTATCTCGCTGAACGGAAAGAAAATCAAACAACCAACACTTTTCGATTTATGAACATCAACTACAATGCAGAGAGCAGCGCATCACAATGCGCTCAAATCAAAGATTGGCTTCTGTCGGGCAAGACGCTCACGTCGCTCGAAGCACTGAAGCACTTTGGTTGTATGCGCTTGGCGAGCCGCATTCACGATTTGCGTGAGCGTGGTCTCGACATTCGCAAAGAGAGAATTAAAGTCGCAAGCGGCAAGTATGTAACCCGGTACAGTGTGAAAACAACATGACTATGACAACAGCAGAAATCATCTTGACTGTGTTTCTCGCAGTCGCGTGCATCATCGGCGGCATCCTGCTCTATCGTCTCGAACACGTCACTGCGCTCAACATCGACTTGAAGCGAGAGAACGAGATGCTGCGCAAGCAGATAGCAGAGATTGACAGCTACATCAGAGAGCAGATTGACAGAGTGCTTAAAGCAAGAGACGATGAGCAGCAAAAAACGACCGACATCAGATGAGATTTGGTCTCATCTCTCGCAACGAGATAAAGATGCTATCATCAGTGCGATGATGCAGAATACTAAAATTGACAACAGAAGCTCTGTAACAACAGCACCGAAGATTACTTTACAACGGCGTACTGTCTCATGGAGCATCACAACAGACAAAAGCAAATAGCTATGACACACGAACAACGTAAAGCAATCATGCGACAAGCTGCGCAAGATGCATTAAAGTACTACAACGATGCACAGCAGCAAATCGCTTTCACTTCAGGCTTCATCGCAGGTGCGTATCATTGCGATGTGCATCTGCTGTCGCTTGTCGACATCAGAGAGAGGCAGCCCGACCCCGGGCAGCGAGTGCTCGCAGTGTCGTTGACACATCATGACACAGACGATGACTTCGAGTGTGACATGCAGATGATGCGCTACAACAAAGAGATTTTTGAAAAGCTCGACATTCGCTATTGGGTGCCATTTGCACTAAATGTTTTATGAGCAAATCAGACTGAAGCCTTTTTTTATAAACGCTCAAAAAATATGGAACAGCGTATCGGAATTGCAATCTGTGTTGTGTGCTCATACTATGACATCACAACAGAACAGCTTTTTTCTGCGAGTCACAAGTGGCAATATGCAGATGCACGAGCAGTTATTTGCTA